TCCATTGCTGCATTACCTGCTTCAATGTCTTTAGTGTAGCGTCTACCTTCAAAGCTCTTAGTACCCACATCATAACTACTCAGGCTAGGCATGTCCCAATGATCGCCAAGATGAATGATAACATCTGGTTTCATTTTAACTGCATACTTACCAGCCCAAGTCATATGGTCTGTGTTGTTATCAGGTTTGATTTGAGTATCTGGTATTACTAGATGTCTCATTTCTTTCTCCTCATTTCAGTTCGTACTTCTCGTTCATCTTTAGTCTTTGTGCTATGACAATCATGACACAGGACTTGATAACCATCTAGCTCTAGGAACATACGCTCTATGTATGTATTCCAATCTTGAAATCCCTCAGCAGGTTCCACGACAGGCTCAATGTGATCAACAGCAGCATTGTTCCTTCTACGCTTCTGCCCAGACAGAGGTGGTAGAGTAGCTGGGCCAACATTACCACACTCAGCGCATACATACCGCCCTGTAGAAACTCTAGCAAGTTTTTTAACATCCGCTTTAACTCCCCATTTACTATGTGCTCCACGTAACGCAGAGATTATAAATGATTTGTGTCTTGCTTCTGTCCATCGTCCGTTGTTACGGGTTTTGGTGGTTGCCATATCTCATTATCCTCTCTACGTAAGTGCAGAAGTATTCCATTTTCAAGAGCGCGTTCTTCGCTTCCAAGTTTATCTACACAGATAGCATACATTTCTAACTCAGTCTTACCTTCCAAAAGCTTCTCAGCTTTCTTAGGGCCAATGCCTTTAACACCCATGATGTTATCAGCAGTATCACCAACTAAGAATTGCATATAGAAATTAAACACAGCTTCTTCTTTGGTAATATAAAAGAGTTTCTTCTTAACAAAGTTGTAATGTCCACACACCAGTTGGTAAAAGTCCTTATCTAAAGAAACGATTATTGCTTCTGGTTCTTGTGTAGCTCGGATCGCTATCCTGTCATCTGTCTCTTCACCTTGAGTAACTACAGCTCCATGCTGGGCAATCAAATGATCACGCAGCGCAGAGATGTGTTGAGGTTTCTTATTCTTCTTACGATTACCTTTGTACTCTGCAGTAACAGCGTAATCGAAGCGGAAGTTATCTGAACCAGTTAGGTACAGTTCGACCTCATGTTCTTCATCGTCAGAGTCCATCACTAAATCTTCAATGATGTTAGTGAGGTAGTTACTCATAGTTCTACAAGCAACTGACTCACTCTCTGTCTCACAGGCGAAGCCAATACGATAACAAAAGATATCAGCGTCTATGAGAATTAACATTTATAACTCAGGTACATCATCAAAGCCAGCATCTTCTTTATTGAAGACTACTAGATCATCAACACGAGCCTTGGATAAACCAACACCAACACCTGTCTTACCTTTGAAGTTATAATCATAGGGCTTAATGATGAACGTAACCTTACTGCCATTACCTACAGGCTCAGTCACTGCGAACCCTTCAGTATCTTCTACACGAGGAGCACGATTGGTAGACTTAGCAGTTACAAAGTAACCACGATCATCACCTTTGTTCTTGACATTAATACCTAGACCTTCCAAGCGATCTACTTGAGTTTCAGATAGCTGACTTACATCAACTTGATACTTATCGGACATCTCATTCTTCTCTAGGAAAGAGAACCAGTAAGCTACGGCTTGGATCTTAATTGCTTGATTAGTATTTTGCATGGATTTTATTCCTTATTAATTAAAAGTACACTAGACCTAATTGCAAAGTTTCCTAGGAAACTCTAGTGTGTTTCTGCCCAAGTGGTACCAACTTTGTAGTCACCATCTAATGGACAATTCATATTAAAACTTTCACCAGCTTCCTTGATAGCTTGAGTTCCTAACTGCCCTACCATTTCAGCATACTCTTTGGTAGTTTCTATTTGCCATTCATCATGTACATTAGCTACTAACTTAAACCAGATACGGTTCTCAATTAGTTTGCTATGTAATATGACTAAAGCTTTCTTCATTATCACAGCACCTGCTGATTGTAATAAGAAATTTAATGCACTGTGTTCAGATTCTACACGTAGTCTCCTCCCGTCCAGCCCTTGTAGTGTACCATTCTTACGCATAGCGGTCAACACTCGCTTCTTGAGGTTGGCGTATGCTGGTAGGTTCTTCATGAACTGGTCAATCAATTGCTTACCCTTACGAGCAGAGCCACCAGCGATCTGTCCAATCTTAGCTACACCTCCACCATAAATCAGAGCGTACACGAAGGTCTTTGCTTGATCTCTAGTATCTAAGCCAGCCATCTTCTGGTTATAAGAATGTATATCACCATCTAATATCTGTTCAACATACGACTTATCATTCATGTAGTGGGCAAGCATTCGTAGCTCTAAGCCAGAAGCATCTATACCAACTAACACATTACCTTCTTCTACAATCCAACAAGATCTACAGTCAGTGCCATACCAAGAGGCTCTACCCCATAGCAACTCACCTGTCTTCTTGTCGTGCTTGCTAGCAGGTACTTGAGCCATGTTAGGAGTCTGGTGAGTCATCCGTCCAGAGACAGCACCATTCGTTATAACACGACCATGTACCCTACCATCATCAGCTACTGCATTGACCCAGTTATCTATCTGACCTACTCGTTTTTGTAAGGTTAGGTATTCACCTATAAGCCTTGCTTCTGGTAGATCAATTGATGCTAAGGTCTTCTCATTAACAATGATGTTACCCTTCTCAGTCTGGTCTTTAAATACTATTCCTTTTTCTTGGAGGCGGTAGGCAATTTGCTTTCTACTTCCGAGGTTAAAGACTGTGACTTTATCTTTGAGTTGCTTTCCTGTCTTTTCCGAGACTCGTTTCTCCACCAAGGGTGGAAAGACTTCTTGGACTTCTCGTTCGAGGACATTCATTCTCTCCATCAGGTCAGTTAATAATTGATTAGCTCTTACTAAGTCTAGCTTAAAGCCGTTGACTTCTTGCTGCTGAGTAATAACAGCAACATCATGCTCAAGCTTAATACATTCCTCAGAGAACTTATCCTTAGCTAATGCCTTGGTTAAATAATCTTCTAACTTAACAGTGATAGAAACATCCTGCTTACAGTAAGAGATCATTTCTTCTGACAACCCACCATCATAATCAGTGAAGTCACCTTTAGCATAACCAAGACGCTCACCCCATGCTCTTAATGAGTGGCCTCCTTCTAGTCTAGGATTCCATAGTCGAGACATAAGCAGCGTGTCTCTTAACTTCCAGCTAGGTATGTTCAGGTGCCATAACTCTTTAATCTTAGGGGCATCAAAGCTAACTATGTTGTGGCCTGTTATGACCTGTGTTCCATGTGTATGCTGCTCTAGCTGCATGGGATTTAGCAAGACCCTCTCTCGCTTTTCTCCTGAGATATGTATACCACAACACCATATGTGGTTCATAGCCATAGTCGTTTCTATATCTAGCGTCAGCATTTTCTTCTATCTCTCCTAATACATAATTGCCTATCTTACTCATCCTGTCCACCATACATCAACTCAGCATAACTGAATGACTCCTTGAAGGTAGCATCTATCCCTATTAAATCATCAGAAAATCCTTGTACCTTTTGATTATAAAGGTATACATGTTTGGGGATACTGATCTTCCTTTCTAAGAATAAGATTCCTTTATCAGTTACTCTCCACATACCACTAGACTTACTATTAGGGTTATCACTTTTGTATGTAGCAACTAAATCCCAATAAGCTAACTTAGCAAAGTCTCCTCCATGTACCTCAGAGAAGGATGTTATGTGTACATACTTATCAGCATGGCTATATAGCTTGACTAAATCCTGAGCCATTCCTGCACTGATCTTCCTCATGTACAGTTTAACTAACTGGTCACAGCAAGGACAAGTCTGTATTTCTTTCGTAGGTATTATTTTCATAAGTCATCCTCCTCCAATGTCTCTAACATTCTACCAGTAGCATGGTCATAAAGTAAAGGAGTTCCCTTACCTGTCGTACCGCAGAAGCGATTCTTCAATACCCTGACATGAGTAGTGTTACGTTCTTCTTCAACCTCTGCCTGACCATTACGTTCCAATCCAATAACCATATCACTAAGCTGTGCGATAGAGCCTGAACCACGTAGCTGAGATAGACTAGTCGCTGACCCTTCCTCATGTCCCTTACCATCAGGTCGTTTAAGGTGGGAGACAATGAACAGTGCTATGCCTGTCTCTTGTACTAACATACGAAGTCTAGTCATGATCTCGTCAATAGCCTTACGTTCATCACCACTTGCCTGAGCAGATACAACGATAGAGATGTGATCAAGTACTACATACTTACAACCTAATCCCTTAGCCATATAACGTACACGACTAACGATGTTATCAACACCAGTAGAACCGAAGTGATCAAACAAGAACACACGATCAGTTCCTAACGTAGCATTGAAAGCGTCTAAGCGTTCTTCATCTGTTGCTACAGTATCAGGTAGGTGCAAAGGTTTGTTAGCAGCTAGGCTCATTAGAGACAGCCCTGCTTTCTTTATACTTTCCTCAAGGAATAATATTCCAATGTTCTCTTCGGTCTTACTAATGATCTGCCAGATAATCTCTCGCATGAACTGACTCTTACCTAATCCAGAGCCAGCTGTAACTGTAACAAGTTCACCGAATCTGATACCGTATGTGAGTTTATTAAGTCCATCGTATGGGTAGAGGCAGTCTGCAGGAGCAATGGGTTTATTAACTTCATCCCACAAGCTACTTCCTGCAACAATTCCATCGGGAACAAATCTTTCTGATGACCACCAGCGATCAACAAACTCTTTGTTGCGTCCGAACTTAACATAATCGTTAGCATCTTTCTCATCCTTTGTATGTTTAAATACTTTGGCCTTGCCTCCGAACAATTCAGCAACTTGGTTAGCTGCTTTCATGCCACTCTCGTCTGAATCAAAGCACACTACAATATTCTCGTAGCTATCTAGGTATTCATAGCTACTACGACAGTCCTTAAGGGCTGCTGACGAGCCGTTCTTAATAGATACTACTGGATACTTAGACCCAAGCATCTGATAGGCTGACATCGCATCATACTCGCCCTCAGTTATGGTGATGTACTTGCCACCCTTAGTGAATAAGTTCTGTCCAAACAACACAGTGTCCTTCCAGCTACCTTGAGTTCTAAATTCCTTGTCAGGTGAACGTGTCTTAGCACCAACTAGGTACCCGTCCTTATCATGGTACCCGAAGTGCATAGTCTCCCCTTGAAGCTGGGCCTTGTATGCCTTACACGTATCGCTTGATATGCCTCTGTTAACAACACTCTTGTATTGTCCAGACAATAGACTTTCTTTTAGTTTATCAAAGTTACCGTTAGGTTTTTGATCAACGCTTCTCTCAGTTTCCATAGTACTATCTACCCTCTTCCTAGTTTCACAAACAAAACAGTGTGACCAACCTTTATCATCTATAGACCTACCATCACTGCTATCACAATCGTCACACTCTAGGTGTGTTTTCACAAAGGCCATTAGCAAACTCCTCGTACTCTCTTTCAGTCATGAAGTGGCTCATAACATCATCGAGTGATAATAGAATATTAAATTCCTGCGTAAGTTGTACTTCTTCATGTAACATTTTATAGTAATCTTTCAGAGCTTGTACAGTGATAGCGTTAACTTGATCAGCGTCTAGCTCAATCGTAAAGTTCATAACATACTCTCCTCATATGTAAATAATTCTTTCTGTGCAATGATGAAAGCCATATCAACTTCATCATGAGCTTCTTGAACTGCTCGTACCATCTTATAAGCAGCGGCTAAAGCATCATCAGCTACTTCACAATTAGCAATAGCATCATGAAAGTTTTTCTTTAGTTCTTCTAATTCACCATAAGCAACGTAATCCCCAATTGTATTTATGTCATCACTCATCACTCACCTCCTTCAATTACGTGTCTAGCGCGCTTGCCAATAGCCGCAGTATTATCTCCAATAGCTAAAGCATAATCTCCACAAGCCCTAGCATCTTCACCAAGAGCCTTGGCACCTTTACCCGTAGCATAAGAACCATCACCCTTATGGATAGCCAGACCGTTAATGCTCCACCCATCAGCTATCAACTCCTCTTGAGTCTTACCAAATAGCTTCACGTACTTATCAATTGCTGTATTCATTTCTCTAGCTCCTTTAGTTCTTCTAATTTATTATTCATGATTCATTATCCTCTAGTCTTGCTATTTTATGCTCAAGTTGTCTAACGTAAACATAGACTGGCTCAGACACTTCAAAGTACGCCCTCTTCCTAGTTAACAGATCAAAACAAGATAGGTAATAAGAGCCTTTGCTATCCTCTAATTCTTTTAGTCTAGTGTCACCCCTCATGATCTTTTATTCCTTTTCCAACCTATTCTTGCTCCAGACAGTATATTAGCA